CGTCCAAGTCACGGCACCGTGCGATTGCAGCGTCACGGCGACGTCGGCCAAATTCTTGCGCGGACCTGTGACGCTCCATGCCGTCAGCTTGAATGCTCCTTGCCAATAGCCGCCGCCATTAGCGCCGGTGACGCCGTTCGTCTCGACGCGAACATTTTTCTGGATGTCGCCGTTAAACCAATTATGCCAAGCCTCAAGGCTTGCGGTGTGAACACGACCGGCGCCGGATATTTCCGCCGAGAGACCATCCTTAAGCCGTTGTTTCCAACCGGGCAGCGAAGGATCATCGCAATCCGGCACGAGGATTTCGGTCACGTCTGACTCGAACGCAATGCCCCGGTCGGTGTTGATCAGACAATCATGGGTAAAGGTTTCGGTCGGCGTTGCGCCGTCACCGATCTTGATAAGCAGCTTTTCGCCTTGCAGCGTTTTGACGGCTGTCATGGTCGTGGACTCCAATTGTTAGGGGTTAGACGATGTTGAGAATGAGCCGCTGCGTGACAATCGAATGAGCCGTCAGCCCATCGGGATCGCGCAGGTGATCGAGCCGCTCGCAGGTCGACGAACGCACATCAAAGCCGGTCACCGTGAGTGTTTTCAGAACCTCGCGCACGCGACCGGCAATGTCCTTTGCTTCCTTGCGCCCAATCGTCGTCGAGCGTGACCAGACATGGATCGTCGAAAAGTGCTCGAAGATATCAGGCTCGCATAAGTTGCCCTCGTCGAGCGTCTGATCATCGCCTATCGTGAGATAGGGAAAGTTCGTCAGCGGTGGCACGACGTCGAATATACGCACCGTGCCGCCCATGAGCGCCGCCAGCGTCGCATCAACCCGCAGCGTGTCATAGAGCGCTTTTTGAACTGCCGCGCCGGGCTCGCTCATTTGGCAGCCTTGAGCACTGCCGCGCGGATTGCTTCACGTAGCATCTTGCGGACTTCGTTTCGCTTGGCGCGCCAGCCAGGGAAGAAGAACGGTTGCGCCGCTGTGCCAGGATGCACCGCACCGGCAAAAAGACCGCCGACGATATGCGGCCGCGTGCCATGCTCATGCCATGCCGCGTCACGCGCATCCGGTCCGCCGACATAGATCGTCACCTGCAAGCCACCGGCCTGCACCTGCGCCAGCCGTTGCGAATACTTAGGCGGAATGCCAAACGTCCAACCTATAGAGTCGATGATATGCTGCCACTTGGCGCGCGACCTGATCTCGACCACGACCTTTGATGCGGCTTCGGCCAGGACCTTGCGCATGGTCGGCTCGGCAAGTTCGGCAAGCTTGCGAAGCTTGGCCTTCAATTGCGGTAAGCCCTTGAGATAGACGCGCGCCATTTAGGGAGCAACCCCGCGCTCGACGAGGAGATCGAAGCTTGCCCGATCTTCGGAAGGTGAGATCGAGCGGATATTCCACACGTCGCCCGCCCGCGTATCGACCGCGCGCCAATCGGTCGTGATCGTTTCAGATTGCGCCGAGCGCCGGATAGTCAGGATCGCCGGTTGCCGTCCGTTCAACCGTGCGGCGATCACCGTCTCGCCGCCGCGCAGCATTTGCCTCTGCGCCGCGACGGTGAACTGTGCCTGCCAGTCGCCCTCGAAATTGCCATAGCCGTCGCCAGCAATTGACGCGCGCTTTTCAAAGCGCATCCGTTCCGTCAGTTGCCCGGCTTCCATGGTAATCGTCCCTTGTGATTTCGACGGCTGCACCCGCCGCAATAGCTTCTTCGCCGCAGGCTCTTGGCACGAGGCGATTGCCCGGCTGGTGAGCTTGCGTCAGACGGCCGCCAAACCTTGCCGGACTCCAATCATAAGCCCGCAGGAAACGAACCCACATTATGGCTTGACGGCTCCGCCGTTATAGACGCGGCAAAGCATGATTTGATTGTTACCAATGCCGACCGCGATAGCGACCGATTTCATGGTCGTGAGAATATCCGCCGCTGGAGCTATGCCGCCACCAGTACCGGCAGGTGAGACGAAATAGTAAGTGCCCGCAGCCGGAGCCGCAGCCGCGCCGAGCGTTATGATCGCGCCGGGCTTTGCTATGCCGATCCTGTGCCCGGCTGCGATAGCGGTGCCCATTGCAAAACCGAGACCGCCCGCACCGGCTTGTGCCGCCGTCGCAACGGCGCTGGCAAGCGCCTTGAGCCACTGCCCGGTGACCTCGTTGTAATAGACAATCTGTCCGAGCGTGATCGCTTCACCGGCAATGCCGGGATCGACATCGCCGGAAACCAGCGCGACTTGAGAAGTAGTAATTGCAAGATCAGTCATAAGCCTGACTCCTTTGGGTTAGACGAACATGCGGCGATAAGGTCTGAGCAAGAGTTCCGTCGTGCGGCTTTCAGCGATTGCCTGCCCGACCACGACCGTCTCGCGCGTGGCATAGAGATCGCCGACCATGAGCAGAATTGCCGCCTTGAGCGCGGCCGGGACATTCTCCGCCGTGCCATAGCCCGCGACGTAACGTACATTCACCGCGTTGATCGTGTCGGCATAGCTCGCGGGCCATCCGTCAACGCTCGGCACGACGTAGCCGACACCTGACCTGATATCGACCGCGTACTCGTTTGGATCGAGCGTCGTCAGAACATTGTCGCTGTCATAGTACTTGACGAAATTCACGCTGCTCAGCGGGGGCAATGGCAGTTCAATGGGACCGTCCGGGAACTCGTCCCAGAACAAATCCCACACCTGATTTACCAGCGCCTTACCGAGAACACCTTCCTCGCCGTCGAGATATGCGGTCGCCGCTTCAATGTAGAGCGTGATCAGCACGTCGTCGTCGGTGAAGTCCTCAGCGCGGCAATGCTTCTTCGCCTCCGCCAATGTGACAGGCGTTGTCGCTGGAGCCGTCACCCGAACGAGACCCATTCAGAATTCCCTTCTTTGCCGGTTCGATCTCGGCATGTTCATTTGCGTGCCCCTGCGGGCCGGACCGATTTGCGTGCCGACGCGTGGCGGACCGGCAGGCACAACCGGATTGCGATTCACTGGCGAGAACAGGAGCACCACGCCTTCGGCCGCCGCCGCGCCGGTGCCCTGAGCTAAGCCGGACGCTTCCGTCTCGGCCAGGAAGGCAATCGCCGCGCCGATGCCCTGAGCCAAGCCCTGAGCCGCAACCGTCGCCCTGCCCACAGCGGAGGCCGTAGCGACCCCGGTCGCTGTCCCGGCCATAATCCCCAGGGAGAACCCGACTCCCGTCGCCTGACCGCTTCCTGAGGCCGTGGCGGCCCGTTCCTTGAGCGCCGTAGCTTGCGCGGTCGCCGCACCGACGCCGGACGCAGAGCCAACCGTGGGCTTGATCGCCGTGACCGCGCCGGTCGCTGTCCCAGTTCCGGCCGCCGAGCCTGCGACCGCTTTGATTGCAATCGAGACCGCCGTGGCAGCGCCGGTCCCGGAGGCAGTGCCGGTCGTCGCTCCTGCGTCGCTAATGCCGCTTGCTGCACCAGTGCCAGCCGCCGAGCCTGCCCGCTCGACCGTGGCAGCGCCACCGGCAGTTGCCGCGCCAGTGCCGGAGGCAGTGCCCGCCCTCGACGCGAGCGGATTGGCGGCCGCCGCGGCTGTCCCGGTGCCGGAGGCCAAGCCCGCAGCCGCGACCGTGGCAGCGCCTTGCGCTGTGGCCGCGCCGGTGCCGGAGGCAGTGCCGGTCGTGGTACCCGCGTCGCTGAGGGCGAGTGCAGCACCAACGCCAGCCGCCGAGCCTGCCCGAGCAACCGTCGCGGCGCCCCCGGCAGTGGCCGCGCCGACACCGGCTGCCGTGCCAACGATCTCGCGGATCGCGGTAGCGACCGCCGTGGCAGCGCCAACGCCAGCCGCAGTGCCCGCAGTATGCTTGACGGTCTCAGAGACCGCCGTTGCTGCGCCAATGCCGCTCGCAGTGCCTGCTGTCGGCTTGAGCGCGGTGGCGCCCGCCGTGGCAGCACCAGTGCCGCTCGCGGTGCCGTCGCCAGAATTCGTGACCCCGGCGACGGTCCCTTCTGCGCTCGCATCACCAATGCCGGACGCACTGCCGACCGTTTCCTTGAGCGCGGTGGCTGTTGCAGTAGCCGCGCCGGTGCCGGACGCACTGCCAGCGCCCGCCGTCGCCAGCGCAACACCATCGGCAGTGGCAGCACCGACACCGGCCGCCGTGCCCGCGGTCGGCTTGAGCGCGGTTGCTGCGCCGGTTGCAGCACCAGTGCCAGCCGCCGTGCCAGCGGTCGGCTTGATCGCGGTTGCTGCGCCGGTTGCAGCACCAGTGCCTGACGCGGTGCCAACCGTTTCCTTGATCGCGGTTGCTGACGCTGTTGCGGCACCGGCACCGGCCGCCGTGCCCGCGGTCGGCTTGAGCGCGTCTCCGGTTGCGGTCGCAGCACCAGTGCCAGCCGCTGTGCCAGCGCCCGCCGTCGCCAGCGCAACACCATCGGCAGTGGCAGCACCGACACCGGCCGCCGTGCCCGCGGTCGGCTTGAGCGCGGTTGCTGCGCCGGTTGCAGCACCAGTGCCGGAAGCCGATCCAGTTGCACTACCACCCGCAACCGGGGTGTAAGTAATGACGATTAAACCGGCAGCGCCGGCGCCGCCCGTACCTGTGCCCGCATTGCGCTGATAACCGCCACCAGCACCGGCGCCGCCATAGTTGCCACCAGCGCCGCCAACCTCTGTACTGGCGCCGCTAGAGAGGCCGATACAACCACCGCCACCGCCGCCAACGCCGTGTGTCGCATCAAAACACGTATCGGAACCGCCAGCGCCGCCAACCGAATTAAGGCCGGATGAACCACCGCCGCCGCCGCCGAGTGAACCAGCACCACCGGGCGTTAGACCGCCGGCACCGCCACCAGTTCCACCTGTGCCATTGCCGCCCGCACCACCGGATAAGATATCGAAATTCGGCGATCCAGCAGAACTCGAACCACCATTAGAACCGCCACCACCAGCGCCACCTGTGCTACCTGTGTCAACTGGATTGGCGCCATTTTTACCCGCGCCTTGGGGACCAGCAGAACCGCCGCCGCCAGCCCCGCTTTGCTGTTTAGCTGATGAACCGCCAGACCCACCAGCAAAGCCCGTCGGTGTCGAGCCGGGAGGTGTGCCACCTGTTTCTTCCGTCGCTGATGCACCAGTACCTCCAGTCACGCCAGAGGCATTAGGGCCGAACTGCGCTCCAAAATAATTGGCCCCAGTAGAACCATCATTGCCGAAACGCGTCGTGACAGCCGATGCGCTCGTGCCGACACGCCAGGGCACGGTTCCCGAAAGGTTTAGGTTTACGCGTTTGCGATAAGCAGCGCCGCCGCCACCACCACCGCCAAGGGCGTTCGATGAATTGTTAGTGCCGTTCGCTCCATTACCGCCACGCCCGACAAGCTCGACGCTGTTAGCGGCATTGTCCCAATCGCCCGGAACTGTCCAAGGATTAGTGGAACCAGAGACAAGAAAGACTTGTGTCATTTGTCCTTCTCACCCGAGTAGCGAACTATTTCCCGCACCTTGTAGCCGACGCTTTGCATTTCCTCTATCCAAGCCCATGCGTTAGCGTCCGGCTTTCCGTGACATTCAATTATCAATGGATCATTAGTCGTCGTGTCCGAAGTAAAGATCGCGCCGCAACGATCCGGCCGAAGCCACGGCGCCATGCGATCATTTTTCGTCTGCGATTTAAGCCACTCGCACTTGAAGGCTCGGCATACTTGCGGCCTCTGTTGATAGACCTTGCAGCCAAATCCGACCGCGCAATTGTTGCACCAACTATGCGAGGCTTTCTGAAACGGCCCGTCCTTAATATGCAGCGTAAAACAACACGCTTGACAGTTTCCGCAATCATTGACCGGCGCCAGCGTCGTGACCACATGCTTTTGCACTGTCTCGATCAACGCCGGTATATCATCCCAGGGAACCGGCTCTTGCACTTGCACGCCGGGCACAACGAAAAGCCGCTCGCCCTTTTCAAGGTGGTAGCGCATACGCCAGCGTTGCGTCACAACAACGCGCAGGCCGCCGCGAGCGTCCATGATGCCTGCGACTGCGCTTAGCATCATTTCCGCCTAGCGTATGCTGTGACGCGCCATCAATCTTTCCTCGCCTTGAACCGCACCCGCGCGCGCGCCTTCGCCATGACTTCGCTATGCATCTGCGGCTCATGGTTGCCCTTCGCCAGGGCATTCAATACCGCATCGCTCTGCACGCGCTCGACGAGATGATTGAACGGCAGTTTATGTCCATTGAGCGTCGACGAGGAAATGCCGACCGCCTCAGCGAACGCCTGCCTTTCTTTGACTTCCGTCCGCCGCCACTGCCCGTTGACTTTTTCATAGCCGTGATCGAGCAGCCATTGGCGCGAATAGTTGCGCACCTTGAACGGAAAGTTCTGCACTTCGACGCGTGCCATGTGCAGACTGATAAGCGCATGTTCTGGCGTGAGCTTATCATCCCACGGCGCAATATGCTTATGGACAGCCATGAGCCCCGCGACGTCGCACTGAAGCAGACAGCGCCGGAATTCGGCGCCGTGATCAATCCCAGGCGTTGTCGACATGGCTTAGTCGAGCGTGATCGCCGTCGCCGTCGTCAAGCGTGGCGTGATGCCGGACCCGGTCGAGATGTTCGGTGATACCGTGCCGGAGAATAGGATGGCCGCAGCACCGCCGCCGCTCTTGCCGGTCGTGAAATGCGTGATGGTTTCACCGCCGCCAGTGCCGGCCGGGAAATCGATATTGGCAACTGGTGAGGCTTGTGTCGGAGCGGTGCCCGAAACCGTCCAGCCGCCGGACGTGCGCGCCACGTTTACACGTGCATAGGACGTGTAAGCCGCCTCGGTCGTCGCCATCGTGCCGCCCTCGCCAGGATCGGCGGAATTGAGACCGACGACGATATTCGTCTCGGGCGAAGTGGCATTGTTCTGCGCATAGTTAGCCCACGCCGTCGCATTGAAGATCAAGGCAAGAATGGCGCTTTCGGTTGTATTGGAGATCGACATTTCAAATCACTCCTTGAGTTGAGTTAGAACCGGGTAGAAGTCGCACGTGTGCAGCGTGCCATCGCTCATCGACAGCACGAGCAGGCCATCCATGTTGATTTTTAAGTCAACTATTGAGGCGCCAGGATCGCCACGCTCGCCCTTGTCACCCTTTGCCCCGCGCTCGCCGCTCTTGCCGCGGCTTCCTTGCGAGGCGAGCAACTGCCAATCCTCGCCAGGGCATTGACCGGGATTGTCCCGCCGCGCGACGAACGAGCCGCCATTGCGCGTCACAACGTCGCCCGTCTCATAGGTGCAGCCGTCGAGCCATGTGCCGCAGGCGCGCAAGGATTTCCCGTCAACGCCATCCGCGCCGCGCTCGGCAAGGCAGAGCCAGTCACTGCCGCCCGGCGCTTTGCCGGTATCGAGCGACGCCTGATAGAGACGGCCGTCGAAGGTGACGACGTCGCCCGCATAGAAAACGCGGTCAGTCCATGGTTCGACCATCGGCAGCATGCCCGGCAGGCCGCGCTCACCGGGTTCGCCCGGAGCCCCATCCGCGCCAGGATCACCGCGCTCGCCCGGCTCGCCCTGTGGCCCTTGCGGACCCGGCGGACCGGGATCACCACTGTCGCCCGGCTCGCCCTGTAGCCCTTGCGCGCCTTCCGGCCCGCGTTCACCCGGAGCCCCATCACGCAGTGCCATGGCGCGCTCGATCAAGGTGTCGAGTTGCGCCATCCGCAGCCGGTACTCAGCCTCGCGCAGTTCGCGCTCGCGGTGTGCCTCGGTCTTGAAATCCTGGATCGCGCGGATGACCGCGCGGGCCGCCGCGTCAGTGAACGCTTGCAGGTTCTGCGCCGTCGCGTTCATCGAAG